ACCCCGCCCCGGCGATGATGTTGCCGCCGTTGATCTGGTCGTAGGCGTTCAGGTGTGCCGTGAGCGGGGTACTGTTGAGGACATTGGTGCGGATTTGGTTGTAGGCTTCTTCCCTCATCTGCATCATCCCAGCTACCACTTCGGCAGGACGCCCGTTCCGCTGTGCGAGAACGTAGCTCAAGCCATAGGTCAATGCAGGCTGGTACTCAGGAGGAAGCACAAGAGAATCGTCAAACTCGGCGCGGGGAATTGCCTTGTTGTAGCACACGAAGAACTGGAACGCCACCGAAGGCTGTACGTTGAACTGGATTTCTCCATAGGGGTAATTGCTCAGGTAAGCGCAGAAGCGCGGTACTCCCACCGCCGTCTGCGATGGCATGAACTGGTAGATGTCCTGCGCTCCCACTATTGGAAGTTCCATCGGTACGCCACGGGCCGCATAGGCGGAATACACCCTACGCAGATGGCTCGGACGCTGTGCCGAGATGTCCGGGGGAGGATAGGCACCCTCTTGGATGCCGATGGTGTAGGAGAGCTTGGACACGGTAGGCGTGAACGCGAGTTGAACCATGGACGAAGCAAAGAACCCCTCAAGGTTCAAGCTACCGACCATGTTGTTTAGCAGTTGAACCCCGACAAGGGACTGTGTCCCGTCCAAGGCTTGCCCGTCCGAGAGCATCCCGACCATCCGGTAAGCCTCGACTATCACGTTGCGGACGCTTACCATAGTGGTCTCCGAAGGTCAGAAGGGGGGGATCGCTCCCCCCCGTGTTTGTGCTACCAAGACGCTCTCAGGTTGAGAGAGGTCCAGCTTGCCGGGGTCATCTGCACGGTTCCTGCGGCGGTGACGGTGACGGGAACGACAGAGGTGCCGTTCAGGTCAGCCACACCGACCTGGTCGGAGCCGGGACGATAGCCCGAAGCGATGTGCAGGATGGTGGACAGGCCACCGCTTGCGTGCTTGATGCGCCCACCGAGGGTAAGCAGACCGCCGATCTCGCGAACCGCCGCCTGAAACTGCTCGTCCGTGGTCACGCCCGAAGGGAGTGCAACCGTGGGGAAGAAGTAGTTAAGGTTGAGGTAGAGCGGAGCCGCCATCTGAGTCAGTCCCAAAGCGTCCTTGAGGACGATCCAAGCCCTGTCCACATCAAGCGACAGGGTCACGGTCACGCCATCGCACGGGACGGTAGCGAGGAGCGCACCACCCGAGGAAGCGTACACCAGCGCGGTGCTGGAACCCTTGGCAACGAAACTGAAAGTGTTTGCCATGATATTGCCTTTGTTGTATGAAAGAAAGGGGAGGGGACCATTCAGCCCCCGCCCCTCTCAATCGGTTTAGGCAACCTTCAACCAGACGCACCCGGCCCAGTTGTCGCGCACCAGCTCAAAGCCCGTCAGCGTGTCCATACGCATGATCTGACGGCCCTTGGTGATGTCGGGACCACGGGTGACGGTGATCGAGAGACCGTTCGCGCCATCGCTGAACACATCCTCTTCCGTCCCGCTGATCGGGGCAAGACGAGCCGAGCCGAACATCAGGCTCTGCTTGTCCCAGATGATCCCGCCCAAGTACGAGGCATTGGAGTCCTGGAGCATCGTGCAGACCATATCCTCGGCGGGATAGGCAGAAACGTTGTTCAGGGGCTTGCTGTCGGCCTTGGTGTAGATGGGCTTCACGATCACGCTGATCTCGTTCCCGGCGGCGGTGGCGAGAGCCTGAGCCACGAAGCAGTACTTCGTGCCGACCGAGTCACCGTAGATGTCCACGGCATCCACACCAGCGATGGTGATGCCCTGTCCTGCGGCGATGGTCCCGGTCATCGTGGCGGTGCCGCCAACGACCTTCAGCACCAACGTGGTCTGTCCTTCGGTCATCGTGGTCTTGACCTTCAGCACGGTGCTGCCACCGAGAGCGAGAGTACCAGTGGTCAGGCTAACCACGTCAGGCGAGGTGTAGAATTCGGCGGTGTTGTAGACGCCCAGACGGGCATTCTTGAACATCTCCGAAATCTGCGAGGACGGATTGAAGAACTGGATACCCGAACCGATCACCTTGGAGTTCAGCACGGGGCCGAGGCACCCGTACAGATCGTCAAAGGAACGGCTGGCACGGATGGAAGCGATAACGCCACCGACCTGTTCAAAGAAGGTGGTCCCGGTCATAACGATCTGGTGAGCCGCCTTCAGTTGCACGGTACGAGCCGCCGCCTTCTGAATGTAGCTACCCAGCTTGGCACCGTAGGGCTTGGACACCTGACCACGGAGGTCACTGATATCCAACGCCTGCTGGACCTGATTCGCACCGAACCAAACGTGGTTCTGAACGAGGGTCAGGGTCTTGGATCCGCTGGCGTAGTCACCATCAGACTCGGTCAGGGTTGCCCCGGTGCCGATCTCCGGGTGATCGGGGATGATCATCGTCATCGTGGTCCCGGTCCCGCCCTTGAACTCGCGGTCAAGCTGCTTGTTGCAGTTGAGCAGGATGGGGAGCGAGTCGGCGTATTCGGCGAGGAAGGGAATGGCAATGGAGCTTGTCTTGAAGCTGTAGACTGCGTCGGTCATTTTGGAAGCCTCCTAAAGGCGTTGTGGTTACTCTCCAGGCATGCGATGATGCTTGCGATAGTACGCCAGAGTCTCCGCTTGGGACATCTCGGACGCACTCTTTTCACCGCTCCCTGCGTTGCCGAGCTTACCAACGGGGCTTGGTGCCTTTGACACCTTCGGTGCCACCGTCTTGGGCTTGGACACGAACGAAGCGATGGCTTGCAACGCCTTGATCTGGTCGGCTGGGTGCAGGAGCTTGATCTGCCGGAGTTCACCCTGCCGATTGGCGAGGTACTCCAACATCTTCGGCCCATAGGCGGACTTCTCCACATAACCGCTCATCTCGGGAGTCAAGGCTTCGTAGGGGTTTCCCAACTCTTCCAATGCTTCCTGATAGACGGCCTGTGCTTCGGGGGTGGGGTAGTGGAGAGCGATCTTGCTTTGCCATCCTTCCAACGCTTCCCTCTGCTGGGCTTCTGCGGTGGAGTGCTTGGCTTGCTCGATCCTCTCGGCCTCACGCAACTGCTGCGCCTCGTTCCGAACCATCGCAGAGATGTACTCCGCTTCTGTGGGGAACTGCTCACGACGCAACTGCTGGGGCTTCTGCACTGGTACCAAGGCTTCCAGTCTGCGTTCATACTCCTGCATCCGCTCGGCAAACTCGCGCTCCTTGCGCTCTGCCTGTCGTTCCATCCGCGAGAGTTGCTTCCTGAATCCCTTGGGCCACTTGCCCTCGTCTGCCTGTGCACGCCAGTCATCCTTATCGGACGCTTGCTCCGTCTGAGGTGGGACGGTGTTTTGGTCCTCAGCTTGCATCGGTTCAGGCTTGGCTTCCTCCGCTTTCTCACCCTGTACAGGGGCTACTTCGGCGGGTTTGTCCATCAGTCCGTTCGCCTTGGCAAGCTCCAGATACCGGGCGTTTCCTTCAAACTCGGAAGACTCGGTAGCTGTATCGGGCATCAGCCCTGGGTCGTTAGCCATTGTGGCCTCCTCTGCTGATTCCCCGCAGTCGGTAGCCCTGTCCGGGCGATCTCTCAGTAGCCCTGAGAGTACGGCTTCAAAGTGAATTATACTCGCGGTCCAACTTCGCCTGTTGCTCCGCGATAGCCATCTGCACCTTGCGGTAGTCTGCGGCTTCATCGGATTCGGCCTTGAGTACGGCCTTCTCCTGCTCCAATCCCGCCGTACCCTGTTGCTTCAAGACCTCCATCTCAATGTCGTTCTGATGCTCCTGCTCGGTCAGGGCTTGCTTGGCAAGGATTTCAATCTCGGTGTCCCGGCTCTTCATCTGAAGCGCAAGGATCGTCTGCTGGGCCTGTGCCAACGCCTGACGCAACTGGTCACCTTCGCTCTGTGCATTGGGGTCTTGACCACCACCCATTGAAGCCTGTGCAATCGCCTTGATCCCCTCGATCAACTGCTGGTCTGCGTTGTCGATGGATTCCGCGATCTTCGGCCCGATCACGGCGGTATACTGAGGTCCGAGCATCTGACCCAACGCGATGTAGGAGCGCATGTTGTCCTTACGCTGGGTACTCATCAGCGGCCCCGCCTTGACGCGAACCTTCATCTGATTGAGGTCTATACCAGCCTCGGACACGTTGGTACGCACACGGGCAACCTTGCCGTCCTTCTCGGTGACGGTGATATCCCGCTCGGTATCGTAGGTAGCCAACACAAGCTCTGCGGAAACGTATCCCAATCGTTCAATGGAAGAGGCCAGGTTCTCGTATAGAGTGGAGTTGACGGTCTGCTTGGAGCGGTTCCGCAGCAGGGCTTCCTCGGCGGTCTGTTGCCTTGCGCCCTCGGCTCCGACACCGATGGGAGGCATACCCACGACCTCGGAAATCATCCCCATCATCCCTTGGATCATCCCAAGGGTGTCCGAGAGGTCCACGGAGGTCTTGAGTTGGATCGGGCTTTGGATGGGGTTGCCCATCTTGTCTTGGTCTTCGTAGAGCAGTACGGGGTTGTTGTCCCGTGCGCTGTTCTTCCATTGCTCGATCCAATTCCCGATGGCGCGGGACGATCCCATGAAATTGGACTTGGGACTGAGAGCCAACCGCTCGGCTCCAAGGCTCACGGCATAGTTCGCGATGCGCTGGGAGTCAATCGCCCGATGGACCACCCCAACGTACTCCACGGCATCATTCGCCCAATAGGGCAACCCGTATACCGGGATGATCGGCAAGCACTTGATTGGAAGCTCATTCTCGCTGACGATCTTGTTGCCGACGATCTTGGTCACCTTGATGCTGGTGGTCTTGATCTTCTTGCTGACCGTGTGAGTAGCGTCCTTCTTGGGGGACTCCCCGCCATCCTGGTCAAGCCATACGGTCCTCCACTTGTGGTCACGCTCGTAGTGAGTCACCACAGGGACGGAGTCACGCGAGGATGCGTAGCGCATCGTCCGCTCGTCCACGAACCCCGAATCTCCCCCGTTGCCAGAACTGAGGATATCTTCCCCGTACTCCTTCTTTGCGGCAGAAAGGCCCATCGTGTCTTGGTGGACTGCCCACTCGGCATCACGCCCGTCAATGGCAACCGAGAGCGGGTCAAGGAGGATGGATGTAGGGGAAAGGATCGGCATGATACGGGCAACGGTATCGGTGGAAGGACCGTACTCGTCGGCGTATTCGGTGGTAACGTATAGCCATCCGTAGCCACAGGCGGCAGAGTTTCGCAGGGCGTGACGGTATGCGAACTGGGCATTGCTCTCCTGCTCAATCCCGCCGATCAGGCCCGACAAACCCTGTGCGGGACCGACTGCGGACGGATCAGCCGCCTCGAAGTCAATGCCGAACGGGTCGGAGTTGTACTCCCCGACGATCTGCTCAACGAACTTGTCAAGCACCGGGACGCTGAACATCGCCCGATTCTTCCCTCGGACGGTCTTGTCCTGCTCGGTGAACTGTTGGCCTTCCACCCCGGAACTCATTCGGAGGTCTTGACGGCAACGGGAGAAGATCCGCTCCCACTTGGCCTTGCCGAGGCGAACGTGTTCCTTCACATGTGCGAGGGTGTCCATCTGTTCTTTGTCGTCCATCTTATCCTCCGGGGTTCCAGCCTGCAACCGATGCCAACTGTCTGCGTAGGTTGTCGTTGTCGCTGAAACCCTGCGGGGCTGGCCTCACTTGGAGGTCTCCCGCATAGGCACAGGACAAAGCCAGCGCATCAGCCTCATCGGGACTGTGTCCAATGGCCTCGCGGATGTGATCCTTGGAGATCAGCTTCCGCTTGCCCATATCGGTAAGAACATACTCGGTAGCCTGTAGCTCTTGGGCCAATCCGGGCTGTCTCCCGATCACTCCACCAGCAGCGAACCAATCCGCAAGACGGCGATACATCCAAGCCCGCATGTTGTGGCAATCGCCCTCTGGTGAAGCGTCCCCGAAGATGCGCCCCATAGACTCGCACGAAGCGGGGAGAGCCGCCTGCAAGCGAGGGCCGATGAACATACCTATACCGCTCCTGTCGTGGATGAGGTAGTGCGCTCCGTACTTGAGGACCAGTTCCCGGCTGATCTGTATGATCGGGCCATCGTCTGCCGTGTACTCCTTCCGCAGTTCAAGGAGCTTGTAGCCCCTGCGGACGGCCCAACAGGTCGCGTCTCCACCCGCCCCGATGTCCAACCCGATGGAGACCACATCGGACGCCATAGGGTTGCAGTTGCCCACCATAGAGGCACTAACAAGCGACTCGGAGACGATGGACATAGAAGAGAACATCGGGAACAGTCCCCGCACCTGTACCCGCACCACATCGGACTCTTCGCCGTACCGTTCAATGAGGTCGGCTATCTTCCCCTTGTCGGTCCACTTTGACTTGCGGGAGTCAATCGCGAGGAACTTCCACAACGGGTTGGACTTGGTCTCATAGAAGTACCCCGAATTGCGGGTAGGGTTGCTCGTCATCAGGATCTTGTTCCAACTCTCGGTACAGGATGCGTATAGGTTTTCAATCTATACATTCGGCATCTTGGAGGCTTCGTCCAAGAAGTAGGCCATATGCTTGCCGTGGAACCCTGAGACGGACTCAACCGAGTTCTCGGACCAGCTCACCCGCTTGATGAAGGCGAACTCCGGCTCACCCTTGAAGTGGACCGACTCCGTGGTAGACTCGAACCAGGAGGACACCGCACTCGCACGGAGGATGCTGATCAGCGGAGGCCACATCACCGAACGGCTCTGTGCATCCGTGTTGGCAAGCATCAGCACACGGGCTGCTCTCCGGGTGCAGAGTACCCACAGCGCAAGCACGGCATCAATGATGGTCTTTCCGATGCCACGGCCCGAACTGACTGCGGTATAGTCGTTGTCTCGGAACGCCAAAGCAATTTCCACTTGGTTGTCATCCAAGTCAATGCCGAGAACCTCGGAGGAGAACCTAACGGGATCATCCTTGTACCGAGTCTGGAATGCGGAGATGTCCGCTTGGGTCAGCCGCTTGGGATCAAACAGGCGTTTGTCAAGCATCTGTCAGGGCTTGGGCAAGGGAACTGATCCCGATGCTACCCGAAAGCGCAACGTCCTGCTGGTCCTTCCAACCCTTTTGCTTGAGAGAGAAGATGCACATCGTTGGGTTTGCCCCGCCTGTCATCCCACGATTTGCCACCCTTGATGCGGTGAGAGCGTCAACAATCTTTCTTGCTTCCGCTAACTGTGGGCTTTTTAGCTCCCATTCGCTGATTCGTTGGGGCCAAAGCCTGTTTTCGGCACAGAAGTCTTCGAGGTACAATGCGTTGGGGTTCTCGTCAAAGAAGGAGAGCATCTCCTCTGCCAGTTCCTTGAGTCTCTCTTCAGTCCATCGGACTTTCGGGCCGCTCTTCTCCATCTTGCGCCTCGCTGCTGGATTGGTCCAGCGTCTCCGAGGAAACGACCCTCGGTAGTCGGTAGAGTGAGCCGGGGTCTTTGCCCTCGGACTCAAGCCGTCTTGCCTTGCGCTCCTGTTGCATCGCGTGTTGGGTCACCCTTATTGGGTAGTCCATTGCCAACCTCTCGTCTTGGGATGCCTTTCGGCACCATTGGCGATAGTAGGCCACGAAATGCCCAAGGTGGCCCTTGCCGTTGGCCTTGGTCGGATTGTAGAGCTTGACGGCCCTCTCAAGAGCAATATACGCGATGGCTGTGTCGGTGCCAGGGGGACGGGCGCGGTCTCCGAGTTTGACCCATAGGCGAGTACATGCGGCCCTGATCCCCGCCCGTGACTCGACTATGTCCTTTAGAAGCTCCTCGTCCGATTGGTACATCAGCCCCGGCTCCGCAGGATAGCGTCTACCTCTGCCTTGGAGTATCCGTTGGCGAGTAGTGCCAGTATCTTGACCTTCGCCTGTCGCTTGAGGAGTTCCTTGTAGGCTCTCCGACCTTGGCGGGTAGTCAGGATGTCCTTCGGCAGTTCAATGGCGTCTGTGGGCTTCTGAGTGGCTACTGGAGCCTCCTCAATGCCGAGCATCTTCTTTGCCTTGTCCAGTAGCTTCATTCGTCCTCCATCATGATATGCGCGTAGTCGTGTACCTTCTTCGCCTCGGCAAGCTGTCTCCGTGCCTCTTGGTGGTCCTTGCCCTCCCAAACGACCTCGTTGCGGATGTCGTCCGACTTGGTTGTTACTCGGAGACGGTAGATCATACAGTAAACCCATGCATTGCACAAATTGACATAAGACGCTCATTTTCGCGTCTAAGCCTCATATTCTCCTTGGCTATGTCTCGGATGTTCCTGCGGATATCCTGCTGATCTGCCATTTCTAGCTTTAGTTCTGCAAGTTCGTGCAACGGGTTGTTGATCTGAGATAGCTTGCCGTTGTCTTCAAACATCACGAATGGGCTATTGGTTCGGATCATCTCAAGGATTATCCCATCAATCCTATCCCGC